CACCACCAAAAATCTTTTTCAGAAAAAACATACAGGGAAACGATGTAGTGCCCCCCGGTTTTAAACGGCGTGAGCCCCGCTTCCGTGAACCGCGCTTCGATATAGCCAGCGCCGCCCGCCGCACTGGTTGAAAACTCTGAAAGCACGATTTGGACATCGTCAACAAGCGCTTTTTTGATGTTTCCGGTTTTGCTACCAGACGGCCCTGTAACGTAGTAACTCCAAGACAAGTCTTCACTTCGCACCGCCAGGTTGATGGTGTCTGGCAAGCTTGATCGAGGGATTGATACAGCGGCTGTTCCGCCTAACTGAATCTGTGCATCTCCATGCAATGAAACAACAGGAATTGCTCTGGACACATCAAACCTCAATAGACGGGAGCCAGTTCAGCTTCTGGCCGTTGTGAAAGTAAGCAGTCATTTGGCCGCCATTAGTTTCGTCATTCAACACAAAGACCAAGGATATTTCAGTCAGCAAAGAAGCTTCCGCAAAAGTTTTCACGTTAATTATCTTGGTCACACCTCCGCCAGGCGGTGCAGTGGAATTCACCAACCCAAATCGAGATACCAACAGCCGGGCCAAGTATTTGACATCCACGTCAGCCCCCAATGTTGCTGCGGTAAGAAGCCAACATATCTTCGCCGCCGACGCGGAAGATGTTGGCCATGTAGTCCAGTTCCAGAACTTCCTCGCCATCGATCACCTGCTTGATGTAGGTGGCCCCGAACGCCGAGCCGAATTCGGCGTTGTCGTGCTGTTTGTAGGTGCCGAGAGGGTTCTTCTTGAACATCACGGTCAGGAAGGTGACCAGGCTCACTTCCTGGGTGCGGCCTTGGGCGCCATAGGTCTCGATGCTGGAGCGGCACTGCAACTGCACCGCCCTGAACGGGTTAGCCACGGTCTTGGCCACATCCTTGTACAGCGAGTTCCACTTGATCTCGCCCTCCAGCTTGTCGAAGCCTGCAGGCAGCTCGATCTTGCCTACCATGCCGAGCGCCTTGTGCTCCTGCATGATGGCCGAGATGTCGGGCAGCTTGATCTCTTCGGCCCGGCCGAGCAGCGAGTTGCCGTTCACGTAGATGTTGGCGTTGGTGATGCGGTTGATTTCGATTTTGCCGGCCATGATCAGCTACCTCCTTTCAGGGTCAGCAGGTATTCCGAGGTAATCTCGGTCTCAAACGTCAGACGCTCCAGCGGCGGCGGTGGGGTGTACTTGTAGCTGATCAGCAGGTGTCCGTTGGCCAGCTCGGTCTCCTCGTTGCGTGCCGGGTCGAACCAGGCCTTGAAGCCCAGCAGCGCGCCGTCACCGATCAGCTTGCGGCCGTAGCTGTTCAGCGACTCCACCAGAGCGTCGATCAGCGCCTGGTTGAGTGGCATGTCGATGAACTGCTGGCCGAAGTAGCGCAGCGATTCGTTGATCACGTCGCCGGTGCGGCGCACGTTCTCGAAGTTGCGCATGTGGCTGACGGTGGGCCAGGCGGCGGTGCGGTTTCCCCACAGCCGGAAGCCCGAGCCATAGCTGGAGAACACCGTGGTGATGCCCTGTTCGTTGAGCAGATTCACCTCGGACTGCGGATCGTCGATCATCGCCGAGAGCTGGCGCTCGACGCCGATCACCCCGGCCAGTTCCTGGTTGGAACTGGACCACCAGAAGCCCTTATCCAGGTCGACCTTGGCGCGCAGGCCAGCGGCGCGGGCACTCAACGGCTCCAGGCGTTCGGCGTTGAGCACCGGGTCATACACCTTCACGTACGGGTAGCACAGGCGTACGCGATCGCTGGATGTTCTGAAGTTGATGACACTTGACGGACCCCGACCCATCAGTGCCTGGGTGTAAGTGGTGCCGATCGGCGCGTCAACGTAGGCTACTGCGCCCAACCGCTCAGCCATTGCTATCAGTTCAGTCACCACCGAGCTCTGCGTACAAAAAGCAGGGCAGATCAAAATCTTGGAGAAAAAGCCAAACAGGTTGTAGGTGTCTTGAAGCGCTTTGAGACCCGTGCGTACACCTGCAGCATTGACCGCACCGATGATATCGGATGACGTGACCTTGGTCGGGTCGGCGTAGTCATAGCTGACCTTAACGCTGGCTGCAACCGGAATACCACCGCCCTTGATACGAGTCAGCTCACCAGTGAGAGGGTCAACTGTGTAGTGGGTATTCACAAAATAGGGCAAGGTACCGTCAGTGCTTTTCACGAGCAAATTGGTCACTGCTCCGTGGGCGAGATTCACACGGTCGGTGGAGGCGTCGAAGGTGACAATCTCGGAGGGCACCGCCGTCTTGTGAATCGCAGGATCGAGTACGTTGATCACGATCACAGTGCCGGCGCCGTGGTCGTAGATCGCATCCAGCGCCTGCGGGATGGTGAAGCCCGGAAGTTGGGAACCAAAAGCGGCCGCATCCTTCTCGGACAGGGTCAGAGTGGCGACGTTGACCGGACCGATCGGCGCAGTGCCGATCAGGCCGATCACGGCCGACTTCACCGTTCGAACGGGGCGCTTGCCTTTTTCGACCTCGATGGTTTCTACACCATGCAAGTAGTTTGCAGCCATCGCTTACGCTCCTTTCGCTGCAGGTTCGGGTTCGTTGTTGCCGGTCTTGGTGACTGGCACCAAATACCCCAAAGCAACAAGCGTATTGATGTATTCGTGCGTTTCCGGCAGCTCGACATCGGCGCCGGTATGGAGCATCACTTCCTGGGCGTCGGGGTCGTCTGCGCCCTTTTGAAGCGTCACGCCACTGGTCGGCCCGCTGTAACGGTATTTCATGGGTTTTCCTCGTAAGTAACCAGGGTCACGGGTGTTCCGGTGTTGACGTCGGCGTCCTCGACCAGCATGACCTCGGAGGCCACATCCACGGCGTACTGCCACAGGCCGGCCGTCTCGCCCAGGAACTTCTCGGATACGGCCCAGACCTTGCGGCAGTCCGGCGGGCGGAAGCCCACCAGCGCCCGCCGTACCGCATCCACCACGTCGACGGCGCCGCCCTTGCCGTTGAGCTGGCGCAGGACCACCGTGACCGACAGCTTCACGGTGCGCGGCTGGGCGATGTAGGTGACGTCGACGGTCGTATCGAACTGGCTCCCCAGGTAGCTCACCAGGAGCGCACCCTTGGGGTGGTTGAGCCGGTATTCCGCCGGCCGGTCGGGGAAATACTCGACGGCCAACTGGGGGAGCTTCAGCTTCAGGCGCTCCACCACGGCGTCGATGATCTGCAGGGTGGTGGCCATCAGTAGCGATCCAGCAGGTCAGAACCGAAGCGGCGCGGGCGTGCCCGCACCTTCATCTCGCCCGGCTCCGGGGCGGCTTCCCCGGTCGGCACGCCGATGGTCAGCTTGGCGTCGCGGATCGCCTCCAGCATCTGCAGGGCGGACTTGTAGGTGCGGGTGACCGCGTCGGGAAGCTCGCTGCCTTCCGGCCGCCGGGCATACAGCCAGTGCCGTGCCAGATTGACCGTCATGTCCTTGATGACGGACGGCACCGGGTCGAGCGGCAAGTTGTAGCGACCGCGCAGATGGGCATCGACCAGTTCTTCCGCCTGCCTGACAGCTTCCTCGACCACTGCCTGGTTCATGGCGGTGGCCGACTCGTCGTCATTGGAGAGCCAAATCAATGTCTGCAGCGGGATGGTCAGCTGCAGGTCGGCGAGCGAGCAGTAACGCATGGGCGCCTCAGAACGTGGTCGGCCTGGCTACGGCGCGGATCAGCGCCATGAAGCCTTGCTGCAGGTGGTCCTGGCTGATGGTGAGCCAGCGCTGGGCTTCGAAGGATTCGAAGCCGACCACGGCCATGACGGTTTCCCCGCCTACCTGAACTGGGGCCATGTCGGTCTCCACCGGAGTCAGCTTTTCGCGGAGCTTCTCGACAAGCTGCCCGACCTCTTCGGCCTTGGCTTTCACCTCGTTCATGAGAGCGATTTCCTCGGTCGTCAGGTCGCGGTAGCCCTTGATGTGCTTATGCTGGTTGTCCATCGTCAGATGCCCCGCACGATCCGTATCACGTCACCTGCAGCTGCAGCCGCATCCAAAGCGAAGCCGTTGCTGATGCCAGTGGCCTTGGTGATTGCCTTGCCGGAAGCATCACTTTCGACCTCGGATCCCTGGGCGATGGCAGCACCGGCTTCCACCAGCAGAACGCCATGGGTGTTCACCGGGGCCTGTTCGCCGAGGTCAGCGGCGGTCTCGGCAATGCCCAGGGCCTTGGCACCGGCGGCGCACACGGCGCCGGTCAAGCTGACGAAGCGCAGCCGGCTCAGGGCGGCTGCAGCCGTGACCGAGATGGTCAGGCAGATTTGTTGGGTCTTCATGCTTTAGCCCCTTTCTTGGCGGCCTTGGATTCGCTGTCGGCACTGGCCGCATCAGCGGCCACCGGGGACACGTGGTCGCCGAGGCCGGCCGCTTCCTTGTCGGTCAGCTCGACGATGTCACCGGGTTCTGCACGCTCGCCGTCGTGCAACAGCGGCGTGGCGCCGACCTGGTAGGGTTTCTTTTCCATCAGCTCGGCCCCTATCAAGCGTTGGTATCGCTGATCAGGTAACCGGCATCAGCGCCCAGTAGGAAGGGGCGGAAGATGTCGGTATTACGGATCAACTCGATCTTGCCGTCCTCGGTGCGAGTATCGACCACCGGGTTGCCCTTCTTGCGCAGGGTGTAGCCGAAAGAAGGCTCGTAGGGGCTGCGATCGCCGTTGGAGCGGGGCACATAGGCCAGCACCATGTTGTCGCCCCAGATGTCGCTGGTGACCCCGGAATCACTGGCCTTGACGGCCTTGCCGATCACAATGTTCTCGATCTCGAACAGATCGCGCAAATCGGCGATCTGCACCAGGCGCGGACGGGTGTCGGAGAGAATGGCGCGCAGTTGAGGGTGGCGCTTGAGCACACGCCAGGTGGCATAGCCGATCACCAGGGTGTTGGGCTCTTTTACGATCTTGGAGCGCACTGCGGCCTTGGCATCGCTCACCACGCCTTCGGGGTCGCTGGTGTCGTCAGTGAAGCGGCTCGTACCGGAAAGGGTGATCTTGTTGCTGGCCGGGTAGCTGGCCGGGTTCTGCACCAGGTCGGCCACCATTACTTCGTGGCGCAGGCGGATGCCTTCGACCACCGTGTTGGTGGCGCGGGCCTGCAACGGGAAGGCGCTTTCGGCGTCTTCTCGATAGTCGATCGGGTATTCCAGGTCATGTTCATCCAGGGCCACATCGACCGACCCGATGTCTTCGGGATTGATGCGGTTGGACCTGGCGCGCAGCGCACGCTCAGTGGAATAGACCTTAAAGTGCTCCTTGCCGAACAGAGGAATTTTCCCGCCCTCCTTGTCGACCGGCACAAACGGCATGAGCTGATCGCCCACGAGCTGCTCGTTGGCGTAACCAATGGCGAGATTGGTGAGTACAGGGTCAACAATCCGCAATTTGCCCAAACGTCCCATAGTTGGCGCTCTCCTGGCTATATGGTGTTACTTGAGGATTGCGCGAGCAGCGGTGGCGTAATCCACCGAGTGCTCGTGCATGTACTGACGAATCTTCCCGTCGAGGGCGAGGCGGTCCTGATCGACGTTCTCGCCGTAGTCCACCGAGTTGCCGACGGCCTGCTGCCCGGCCTTGTCCTTGGTGGCGGTTTCGCCAAACTCGACCACCTTGGGCAGGTCGCCGAGGAAGGACTTGAAGGCAGTGGCCAGTCGCTGCTTAGCATCGCCCTCGCCGAACTCCACTGCGGTCTCGCCGTCAGCAAAGTCGAGGAAGGCGATCACGGCTTCCTTGTGCTTCGGGGCGAGCTTTCCCTCGCCGATGAGCTGCTCGGCATAGGCCAGGTGTTCGCCGTGGCGGTTGGCCGCCGCCGCCGTCTTCTGCTCGGCTTCTGCCGCCGCCAGTTTCTGTTTCAGCTGGGCGTTTTCGGCCTCCAGTGCGGCCTTTTCCTCGGGTGTCACTGCATGGTTCTCCTCGGGAGGTTGGTGGGTCGGGGAAACGTTGGGATCGGCAAAGGCCGCGCGCGGTGCATCATCGTCTTGGCGAGCGGCTTCGCGGATGGATTCGATCTGCCAGTCGGGCACGACCTGGTCGGCGGTCTCCTGGCCGAACTTCGCCAGCATCCACTCGCGCATGCGGCGCCACAGGGTGGCGTTGGTCTCCATGCTCCAGTCGCCGAACTCGACCACGCCGTCTTCGGCGTCGGCGAACTCTGCCTGCTTGAGGCCCTTCACCGCCGGGGCTTGGGCGCCCAGGAAGCCGACGTGGCGCAGGTAATAGACACCGGGCACGGGGTTGTTGGGGGCGTCGGGCAGGTAGAAGCTGGCGCTGATCTTCTTGTAACGGCCGGCGGCTACCAGCTCGGCGAAGTCGGCATCGACCTGGTGCGGCTCGGCGTTGAGGCCATCGGCCCCGGTAGCCAGCGACTTCACCCAGCCGTAAGCCGGGGCGTCGTGCTTGGGGTGGCCGATGACGATCGGCGCTTCGTGTTTGGCCGGATCGTAGGCGCGGGCGCTCGCCTCAAGATCCGATTCGGAGAATTCCAGCGTCACACCAGACATCGCGGTCTGGCGGCCGGGCTTGAAGATGTGGAGGGGCTTGGTCGTATTCATGCCGCCATGATCGGCGGCGGGCGCGCGGGCGGTCTTTTAATCGCCTTTACAATTCCGCGTCCCGGTGAAAACGAAGTTTCGGCGAAGCCAAAAACGCGTGGGAGAAGTGGGCTGGCATGCTGCACACCAAGCCTTTATAAAACCTTAGGGCGCGCCGATCAGGGCATCGGACTATCGTTGCGCGTCCCGAGCGCGGGAAACGCTGCCAGCGCGGCTAGACGCCGGCCGCCGTTTTGAGGTGTCGCAGGATGGTGTCGAGCACTTCTTCGCGCGCTTCGGGCTGCAGCTTGCCGTCCACCGTCACCGGCAGATACGGGCGCGCTGGAATCTCGACCTTGCGGCCGCGTCCGGCCTCGCCGCCGAACTGGTGGATGGCGGCATAGACCTTGTTACTGCCAATCACCGCCTGGGTGCTGTCGTAGTCGGTGGTGACCGAGGCGGCCAGCTGGCCGGTGTGCTGCAGGATGCGGAAGCCGGCATCCTGTCTGCGTTGAGCTGCGGCTGTCAGTTCGCCGTTCTTCTTGTACGCCTTCTTGCCGCCGAGGCGCGCGTGCTTGGTGGCCTCGGCCAGGGGCGTCCATTTCGGCCGGCCCTCGGCCTCGAAATTGCGCTCGGTCTCCAGCAGCAGGGCCTGGGCGATCTTGCGCATGGCTGGACTCAGATCAACGCCCGCATGCTCCAGCCGCTGCAGCGCCGCCTGCAGTTGGCTGTCGTCGATGGTGATGCTGACGAAGTCGCTCACGGCAGTTCCTTTTCTGCGAGCTGGATCAAGTCGCCGGTGTAGCGCTTAGGATCGGGCTGCCAGGCGGCGGCACCGGGGTTGTAGCTCCAGCCTACGTCCGGGGAGAAGACGATCTCCCGGCGGGTGGCCGGGTCAGTCGTGCGGTAGGTGGCCACCTCGCGCATCTCGCCGGTCTTCTCGGAAACCAGCTTCATCATGCTGCCGAGCTTCCCCGCAGAACTTTCTACCTTGAGGCCGTGCTTGGCGACGTCGTCAGCCGACAGCGCGATGATCCGGCATCGACAGCCCCAGCCATTGGGCGGGTACAGGTACTGCCAGATCGGATCGTCGTAACGGAACACCTTGCCGTTCATGGCACGGTGGCTGGGCCGGGTGCGCCCGTCCAGGATGGCGACGTACATCCAGTACGGCCGATCATCGACGTTGGCGAGCTGCTCCTGGAAGCGGCCGGCCATGTACGCGGTCTGCAGGTTGGTGCGGTAGATCGTCTGCAGGCGCCAGGGGCTGCCGAGCTGCACCTGGCTGACCTCGCCCGTCTCGCCGTCGACGTGTTCCTGCCTGCCCCACCAGCCCTTGGCCTGGAGCACCGGCGTCAGCTCTTTTGCAAACCATGCAAGGGTCTTGCCTTCGGTGAGCGCCTTTTCCACCGCCTCGCGGATGTCCTGCAGGATGTCCAGGCGCGTGGCCTTGGCCACGGTGAACGCCTGGGCTTGGGCCTCTTGCCACAGCTCTTCCCAGTCCCAGGTGACTGCGTAGCCCTTGCTCTTCAGGTACTCGACCGCCTTCCTAGCCGGCAGAGTCATGCAGTAGGCGAGATCCACTTTAGGCATGCAGCCGGCCCCACAGGTTGGCCACGAAGATCATGCGCGCCAGGCGTTCCTGCAGGCTGGTGGCGTCCATCTCCGGGTACAGCTCGGCGAGCGTGCCGAGCAGCTCGTCGGGCTTGGCACCCTTGGCGATCCGCTTCAGTAACGGTGCCAGCATGGCCTGGGCGTCCGCATTCATGGCGTCGGTCGACAGCGCGTCAAGGGCAGCATCGAGGGCGTCCTGGTCGGGCGCTTCTTCACCCTCGGCAAACTCGGCCGCCGGGGCGGCTGGAGGTTACCCGCGACATCCGCGACGGTG